GAGCTGGCCAATAACGGTGACGACTGTGTGATATTCTGTGAGGAAGAGGATGTCGGACGATTCCGTGAGGGGTTGGAGGCTTGGTTTGCCACCAAAGGGTTTAGGATGGAGGTGGAACCAACGGTGTACGATTTCGAGGCCGTTGAGTTTTGTCAGTCACATCCTGTGTGGAACGGTGAGCATTACGTCATGTGCCGTTCCCTGCCAAATGTGCTTGTCAAAGATGCCATGTGTCTCGTCCCGTTGGTAAGGGCGATTGACTTTCGGTATTGGTTGGCAGCCGTTGGTATGTGTGGGGGTAGTTTGTCCACAGGAGTTCCAGTCATGCAATCCTTTTACGCTGCATACCGCCGTAACGGCGGGCACGCGATACCGACAAAGGGGTTCATAGCAAACATGTACGGGAATTCTGGGCAATTTGAGCGCATGGGGGCGCTCAGCTACGGTGTACGAGAGATAGAGGCGAGAGCTCGGTTTAGCTTCTGGATAGCGACAGGCATCACACCGTGTGTACAGATCTGCATGGAGGAGTACTATGACTCCTATGCAGTTAGCTGGTCTGAAAACATGCGAGAGGTGTCTGCCGTGCAGATTAAAGATACGAACTATACTGAATACCCACAGGAAGATCATATCTAAGCGTCATGGCCCCGAAAACCATGAAGCGTCAGCAGAAGAAGAAGCAGACAAAGAAACGAGCGAGTCCCACTGCGATTGGGGCTGCGCTGCGCGCTCTCGGAGGCATCGGTGGTGGTGCCTTGGGTGGATATCTTGGCAACGCCTCTTTAGGCGGAGCGGCCGGAACATCCCTCGGCGCGATGGTTAGCAGGTGGCTAGGACAAGGTGATTACACGCTTAATTCCAATTCTTTGGTAGCGCGTTTTAAGTCATCTGGTGACATCCCCAACATGCACAGTAACAATCAATCGATTGTTGTTCGTCATAAGGAGTATGTGACCGACGTCCTATCGTCCACGGCTTTCGCTAGCTTTGCTCAGTACCCGCTTAATCCCGGGTTGTCGACATCCTTTCCTTGGCTTTCTGGAATTGCACAACAATTTCAGGAATACACGTGGAAAGGCATCATCTACGAGTTTATCTCGACTAGTGGTGATGTTGTTGCCAGCAGTAATACTGCACTGGGTAGTGTGATGATGGCCACCAGCTACCGGGCTACCGCCCCGCCTTTTACCAACAAGGTGCAACTCCTTAATGAGTTCTTTGCATCCGATGCGAAACCGAGTGAGAGTTTTTGTCATCCGATCGAGTGTAACCCTAAGGAGAACCCGTACAATGTGCAATATGTACGTGGAGCAGCTGTACCCGCCGGTGAAGACCAGAAAACTTACGACTTAGG